GATGTTGTCGGAATTGTCACCGACCAGCGCGAGGTAATCCCGCATCTGCTCGGGGCCGACCCCGAACTTGTTCCGCACGTCGTCGGGGCGCACCAGGTTCCCGCTCTGGACCGAGAGGAAGGAGACCCGCTCGCCGACGAGCTGCAGGAGATCCTTGTCCTGCCCCGCGATCACGACGTCGATCGGCGGCTCCTGCTTCGCCGCCCAGGCGACCGCGGTCGCGATCACGTCGTCCGCCTCGAAACCCTCGGCCTCCAGGAGGGCAAAGCCCGCCGCCCGGAGGTGCTGGCGCACCCGCTCGAGCTGCGCGTAGGCGGCCTCGTCCCGGGGCGGGCGCTTGGCCTTGTACCCGGGGTCGAGCTCGTACCGGAACGACCGGCCCGCGTCGCAGCAGACCGCCGCGTGCGAGTAGCCGCCCGCGAGCTGCCGGACCTTGCCGACCGTGTACTCGAAAGCGGCATCGACGGGCTGCCCCGCCGCCGCGTGCCACTTCCACCAGAAGATCGCCGAAAGATCGATGAGCAGTAGCCCCTTCGTCACACGACACCTCCGCCGAGCTGGGAAGTGCGCCGAGGTGCCCGGCGTTCGCTTCTGCGAGACCGGGCCATGTAAAGGAGAGTGAGACCGCCCGTTGCGACAGAGCGGACAAAGCCTCGGTTACACGCCTGCCCCCAGCCGCGTCAGCGGACGTCGAGGGTGGGCGCGACCAGGCGATCGGCGCACGTTGACCAATTAAGCACCCTTAATCGGGCCTGTCAACCGTTCACACCAACTGACCGCGAGCAGACCTGCTTCGTCCGCACTGCAGATTTCACGCGCTTACATGGCGTTGGCCGGCTCACTGAGAGGGCTTACCGGATTTTGCGGGAAGACACCCAAGCTGCCGAGCGTACTTTTCTGTTGATACGGGTCACCGCCCGGGTAACCTGGCGACGCCCCTACTTGCGCCTGCTACCAGATGTCGTCTGGTGCCTGACAGCGCTTCTACAACTTCCGGGCCGCGGACACCGGATCATGCCGGTTGCTGCGGGCCCGAGAAAACAGAGCCCGGTCGAGGGTGCCACCTCGCCGGGCTCACGTGACACACAGGAAGGTGCGCCTTGAAGATCGACCCTACTACATCTCCGTATATTGCACCAGACCCTCGTACCGCCACGCCGAGAACCCTTCGGCGTGCGGATATCGAGGATCTCCTTCTGCTCTCGCTCTCCGGCGGCGAGCCCCCGTCAATCGCCGGAGCCCTCGAGGCTAACGCCAAGGAACTCGAGCTCCTCTACGAGCTGTTCGACAGCCGCGGCGATCAGTGGGTGGCCGCAGTCATGAACCAGGTTCAGCAACGGCTCAGGGTCCTCGCCGAACTGTCGCGGAGGCAGGAGGAGCGGCAGCGGGAGGCGGCGGCTAAAAACGCTTCCTGATCGGGATCTTCGCAAGCGCGGCCTCGAGCTGATCCAGGATCGCGGCCCAGTCCGGGGGGCCGAGTTCATCGGCCCCCGGCGAATTCACCATCGCCCTCGCCGCGGCCACTGCCGGGGCCGACCACTTGCCCTCGTGGTAAGCGATCGCCGCCTCGAGAGGGAACGACTTGGAACGCTGGGCGGCGACGGGGTTGGCGGCTAACGACCCGCCGGAGAGGTCGTTGATATCACCTCGCCCCGTCGCGAGCCACTCGTAGCTGATACCCAGCGCGTCGGAGACCCGCCGCATCAGCTCGGGGGACAGCTTCAGGCGCTCGCCTTTGACGATGCGCGAGACGTAGCCCCGGGATAGCCGAGCCTCCTCCTCGAGCCCCTGCCGGGACATCTGGCGGAGTTCCAGGGCGTAGAGGACCCGCCCGGAGAGCGTCTCGGGGGTGGTGGTGGGGCGCTTCGACTCCAGGGGCGGAGCCTCGTCCTGCTGCAGCTTCTTCACCATGGCTCATTCCTCCGCCCTCTGGGGCGCTGACGGGCGTAGTCTACCTGACGCCTGCCATGCGTAGCAAGCATCACGCACCAGTAGGATTTCGCACAGATCGGGCCTGACCAGACCGCGGACACTTGACAGGCGACCGGGTGGCGTCTACCTTCGGGCGCATGACTCGAAAGAAGCTCCTCGGGAGACATTTCTCCGAGGGCGCTCGCCGCCTCTGGCTGATCATGCGCTGGCGCGCCTGGTCCCAGAAGGAGTTGGCCGAAGCCCTCGGCAAGCACACCAGCGTCATCAACCGCTGGCTCTATGGAGAGCATGTGCCGGACCTCGGCTCCGCTCTCCTTATCCATAGGGTCCTCGGAGTCCCGCCGCCCACCTGGGCGCAGCACCCCGATCGGCCCTTCATCCTCCCCGTCATCCTGCAATCGCTCGGGGGGGCGGGATGAACACCGCCCTGCTCCGCGCGGAGCGGGTCCTGCAGCGCCGCGGGGCCGCGCTCATCTGCGACATCGACGGCACCCTCGCCGCCGACGTCGCCCGTAGACACCTGCGACCGCTGCCCGATCCGCACTGCCTCGAGGGAGTGCCTATCGAGCAGATCGAGCGGTACATGGCCCCGGAGCTGGTCGCGCTCGACGCGCCCATCGAGGGGGCCTCCGGCCTGGTCGCGAGCCTCCTCGCCTCCCCGGGCGAACCGCGGCTGCTCGCGGTCTCGGCGCGCTGGAATACCCTGTGGGGCACGACGTACCACTGGCTCGAGCAGCACTACCCGGGGCTCGATCCGTACCTCCTGATGCGGAGGCGCTGTGACACGCGGCCCTCGGTCGAGGTGAAGCTCGAGCTGGTCCGCACCTACGGCGACTGCGCGGGAGGTGTCTGGCTCGACGATGACCCGCAGATGCTCGCCGCAGCCGAGCGGGCGGGCTTCGTCGCCCTGAAGGCGCCCGATATTTACCGGGCCGCGCTCACCAGCGCCGGCCCCCAGCGCTTCTATAGGCGGCGCAAACGCGAGTACCTCCGCAGCGGGGACCCGCGGGCGCGCTTCCTTGCCGCAACGGCTCCCGACCGGATTCCAACCGGCTCGGTCCTGTGCCTTTGCGGCCCCGATCAGCATTGCTTGCTTTGTGACTACGAGAACGAGAACAACAACCAGGAATAGCCATGATCCACAGCAGAGTGAATGTCCTCCTGGATGCCCAATGGGGCAGCTCCGGGAAGGGGAAGTTCGCCCTTTGGTTGGCCGAGCGCTACGGCGTCACGTTCGCCTCAACGTCGAACGCGCCGAACGCCGGTCATTCGGTTGTGCGCAACGGGCAGCGTCACGTCTTCAAGTGCCTGCCCTCCGCCTCCCTCGCACCGTCCGTCAGGACGGCCTACCTCACCGGCGCGAGCGTGTTCGACCCTGAGCAGCTCCGCGCCGAGAGCACCTGGACGCCCGCGGAGGTCGTCGTACACGAGCGCGCCGTCGTGCTCCAGGAGCGGCACCGCGAGCTGGAGCGCCAGAGCGAGAGCCTCACGGCCATCGCCTCGACGCTCCAGGGCTCCGCGGCGGCCGTCATCGAGAAAATGCTCCGAGATCCGCAGGTGGTCGCCGCCTCGCACTGGCACAAGCTCGGGCGGGCGCGCGTCGGCACCTCGACGGAGTGCCGGGGAGCCCTCCTCGGGACCCTCGAACGGGGCGAGATCGCCCTCCACGAGGTCTCGCAGGGCTACGCGCTGAGCATCGACCACGGCTCCCACTTCCCGCACTGCACGAGCCGCAACTGCACCTCGGCGCGGGCGCTCGATGACCTGGGGGTGAGCCCCTGGTTCCTCGGCGACGTCTACGTCAACGTCCGGCCCTATCCGATCCGCGTCGGCAACCTCGTGCACAACGGCGAGGTGATCGGCTACTCGGGCGGCTTCTACCCCGACTGCCGTGAGACCACCTGGGATGCCGTGGGCCGGCTCGCCGGCATGCCCGACGAGGAGATCCATCAGCTCCAACGCGCCGAGCTGACCACCGTGACGAAGCGGCTCCGGCGGGTCTGCACCTTTAGCCGGATGGGCTTCGTGGACGCCTGCCGCACCAACGGCGCGACGAAGATCATCCTCAACTTCGCGCAGTACCTCGACTGGAGTCTGCACAAGCAGCGCGGCGAGGTGCGCATCGACGACTTGCCCGAACGTGTTCGGGATTTTGTGCGTTTGCTTGAAGGCTTGTCCGGCTGCCCGGTCGCCGCCATCGGCACCGGCCCGGACCACGAAGACGTGCTCATTCCCTGGAGGAGGCATTTCTCATGAACGCGACTGCAGCCCATCAGGAGCTTCTCATCGACTTTGCCGTGGTCCAAGACCAGGCCCGCGAGGTCTTCCGTGCGAAAAGCGCGGCCTACGGTACTCGTAATATCGCCGAGAGCGGCGAGGAGGGCGTATTCCTGCGGATGACGGACAAGTTCGCCCGGCTCCGCAACAAGAACATCCCGGGCGAGTCCATCGACGACACGCTGGTGGACCTCATGAACTACGCCGCGATCCTGCTCCTGCTCCGGCAGGGCAAGTGGCCGGGCTACGAGAAGAGCGTCGATAACCCGGACCTCCTGCACGCGCTCCAGGTCCTCGAGGCCGAGCCGCACAGCCTGTCCGCGCCCTTCATCGAGGGCGACGTCGGCTACGACCTCCGCGCCGCGAAGGACGTCACCCTCCCCGCGCGCCAGGAGGGGCCCGTCTACGTCCCGACCGGCGTCCGCATCAAGGCGCCCGAGGGCACCTGGACGCGCATCGTCGGCCGGTCCAGCACCACCAAGCGCGGCATCCTGGTCGCCGAGGGCGTCATCGACAACGGCTACACCGGCGAGCTGCTCGTCACCTGCTTCAACCTCTCCGGCAGGCAGGTCGAGATCCTCGCTGGTGACCGTATCGCGCAGCTCGTTTTCTGCCCGATCCTCACGCCGAAGATGACCACGGTCGAGAAGCTCCCCAGGACCGGCCGGGGCAGCAAGGGCTTCGGCTCCACGGGCGAGGCGATCGGTGGCGCTGCGCTGGCGCACGGGGGCGCTGCCTGATGCTCCGCGCGGAGGCCCTCGCCGAGCTCCGCCAGCTCGCAGAGGCCCTCGCCGAGCGCGAGATCGCCATCGTGCTCTACGTCGTGCGGCGGCTCGTCTCGGGTGAGCGGCTCCGCCCAGCCCGGGACGGCATCTCGACCGCGGGCGAGTACGCGGCGCACCAGTGCGACCTCGCCATCGCTCGGATCGGCGAGCTGCTCGAGCACGGGCCCGACGCGGCGATCAGCCCCGCGGGCATCTGCGCTCCGCGCGACCGCGCGTGACGTGTCCCCCGGGGCGACGCCGCCCTGGTGGATAGCGACGTTGAAGGGCGGGGAGGGAGAGACAACGTTATGAGCCATTGGAGCGCTTTGGCGCGGCTGGGGCCGTATACCGTCGCCGCCCTCATCTGGCGCGCGAAGCAGTGCTGTACCTGGTGTGGCGTTCGGGTCTGCCGAGGTGCCTACGGGATCGACCATCTGATCCCGCGGGCGCTCGGCGGGCCCGACGTCCACACGAACCTCGTCCTCGCGTGCACCGACTGCAACAGCGCGCGCGGGGACGACCCCGGCATCTCCCCCGCCCTCCGCGTCCGCCTCGATGCGGCGGGGAGGACGGAGGCCGATTGCTGGGCCGAGGTGGAACGACAGACCGCGATCCCCGTCGGGCGGGGGACCTGGGCAAATCTCTGCGCCAGGCCCCTCGCCCGGCGGTGGTTCGGTAAAGCTATCGACAAGGATCTCGCTCACGCGCGGGCTTACAAGGCGCGTGCTGCGCAGGAGGCAACGAAACCGACATGAAGACACACGGTCAGGTGTTGCTGGACGAAGCAACAGGTTCATTCACCGAGGCAGAGATCGCCGAGATGTGTGGCGTCAGCCAGGCGACTATCTCCCTCTGGCTCAACGGCGGTCGGAAGCCCAGCTACCCGAATCGCAAGGTGCTATTCGAGCAGCTCGACATCGACATGGACGCCTGGGATGTAACCGCGGAGGGAGCATGAGGACCGAAGGGCAGGTGCTTCTTCTCAAGATCGCCAGGAGGCTCTCGGAGACTCGGGTTGCCCGGAAATGCGGCGTCGGTCAGCCGACTGTCAGCATGTGGATCTCAGGAAAGCGCAAGCCGCTCTACGAGAACCGGAAGACGCTTCTCGAGGTGTTCAAGATCCCGATGGAGGCTTGGGATCGCCGTGAGGAAGACGTATGAGCGAGCCGCTTGTGGTCGTCATCGACACGCGCGAGCAGCGGCCCTGGCAGTTCTCCGAGGGCACCGCGGTAGTGCGCGCCGCGCTCTCCGCCGGGGACTACTCGGTCCAGGGCCTCGAGGAGCGGGTCCGCATCGAGCGCAAGTCCCTCGACGACTTCGTGAACTGCTGCGTTCACCAGCGCAAGCGCTTCGTCCGAGAGCTGGAGAAGCTCCAGGCGTACGAGCTGCGGGCGATCATCGTGGAAGCCAGCCTCCTCGACGTCGCCGCGCAGGCGTACCGCTCGAAGGCCAAGCCCAAGGCGATCGTCGCGTCCTCGGTCGCCTTCCACGTGGACTACGGCATCCCCACCCTCTGGGCGGGAGACCACCGCCGCGCCGGCCGCCTCGCCGAGCTGCTCCTCGGCAGGTTCGCGCGGAAGGTCAAGAAGGAGGCAGCATGACCACTCAGCCTATCGATCAGAAGCTCCCCGGTCCGCTTGCACGGCTTGATCAGATCCTCGCAGAGAGTCCCACCCGGGCCTTCGCCGACGAGGTTATCGATGCTGCGGCACAGCTCGAGACGACCTCCGCGGCTTTTCAGCGCGTCCTTTCGATGGTGAAGGACGCGGGCGGCCGGATCAAAGATTGGCGGATCGCGGTCAAGCTGCGACGTGAAGCCCTCCTCGCCCGGCGGGTGGAGGCCGAGAAGTTGCGAACGGGAGCCCAACGCACTCCCGAACAGCGGGTGCTCGACGAAGTGCGCGCGGAGCTGCTCCTGAACCATGAGGGCAGGCCCCGTCGCTGCCTGGCGAACCTCACGACGATCTTCACCCGGGATCCTCGCTGGCAGGACAAGCTGGCCTACCATGCCCACCGCGAGCGCGTCTTCATCCTGGAGCCGATCCCGTGGCATCGCGACGATGCGCCGGAGATGCCGGAGACCGGCGACTGGAAGGACGAAGACTCGACGCGGGCGTCAGCATGGCTCTCTCGCGAGTGGGGGATCGACGTCCCCTCCAGACTCGTCGAAGAGGTCATCGAGGCGATCGGTCGGAGGCGCACGTTCAATCCGCTGACGGACTATCTGGGAGCGCTCCGTCACGATGGCGTAGGGCGGATTGACACCTGGCTCTCGACCTACCTCGGCGTGGAGGACACGCCGTATACCCGCGCCGTCGGTGCACGGTGGCTCATCTCCGCCGTCGCTCGGGCATACAAAGCAGGTTGCAAGGTCGATTCTGTGCTCATCCTTGAGGGCAAGCAGGGAACTGGGAAGTCGAGCGCTCTCCGGATGCTCTGTGCCGACCCCTCCTGGTTCTTCGACGATGACCTCCCCTTCGGCGATAAGGACGCCCCCCAGGTCCTCCGCGGCAAGTGGCTCGTGGAGCTTGGCGAACTCTCGTGCCTGAACCGACACGAACTCGCGGTCATCAAGTCCTTCATCACCCGCCAGGTCGATACGATCCGGCCGAGCTTCGGGCGGCGAGCCCGGGACTTCCCTCGGCGGTTCGTGTTCGCTGGCTCGACGAACGAGGACACCTACCTCCGCGACGACGAGAACCGGCGCTTCTGGCCGGTCAAGTGCGGCAAGATCGACCTTCCCGCGTTGGAGCGCGACCGCGACCAGCTCTGGGCAGAGGCGACCCTCCGCTTTCTCCGGGGCGAGCCGTGGCACATCGATTCCGCCGAGCTCGCCGAACTCTGTAAGACCGAGCAGGAGGAGCGAATCCAGACCGACCCCTGGGAGGAGCAGGTCAACCTGTGGCTTCACCATCAGACTGCGAAGCCGTGTAAGGCGGAGATCCGCGGCAGCAAGTGCCCCTGTGTGCGCTGCAAGGGGGTCACCCCCTCGCAGATCCTGACTCACTGCCTCGGCGTAGAGTTGGGGAAGCAGACCAAGAGCGACGAGGCTCGGGTGACGTCCATCCTCCGCAGGGCGAACTGGCAGCGGGGCAAGCTCGCTCGGCGCGATGGTAGCCGGGTGAGGCCCTTCTACCCGCCGGAGGGCACGGAGCCGCCGCCCGCCGAGAGCATGCCCGAGCCTGTGCTGCGGCTCGTAGTCCCGCCGGCTCCCGCTCCTCCCCCCGCACCGCGCGGGCCGAGGGGCTGCCCAGACACTCTTTGCCCGTGCGACCCCTGTTCGATCTGTGGGAAGTGCAGCGCACGCCATCCGATAGAGGGTGGCTGCTACTGCTGAATGTGGAGGGAACGATGGAGAAACAGAACGAGAAACTGCCGGTTTGTTCGCGAGATCTGTGGAAGGTGCAGCAGCTCGGTCCGGCGGCCACTGGCTGGGTTGCCGTGTTCCAGGACGAGGCGACCGGGTATTCGACAATGCCGGTTATGTGTTGGGCCACCGCCCAATGGATAACCGAGTTCTACTGGATCAAATCGGGGAACCTCCACAAGGTCAAGGATAACGGGATCGAAGTGGTGGGACTCGTCACGTCGGACTGCGGCGTCCAAGCTGCCCCCTGGCACAACCAGTTCGCCGGCTACTGCGGGCCGGACGAAGACATCGAGAAGTGGGCCCGCCGCTACGGGCTCAAGCCCAAGAAGCGTGGCCGGGCGATGCCCAGCGATCAGGACTCCCCGCCGGCCGTCCAGCCCGACCCTGCCCCTTCCTCCCAGCCCGCCCAGGCGTAGGCGAGCCTACCGCCGATTAGCCCGCCGGGTCCTGGCCTCCCTGCCTCTCACGACCCCGCCCCGAGATAGCCCCGTCCTGGCACGAGAAGCCATTCTCCTGGGCTTCGAGGACGGGGCCGCCTACGCACATAGCCTTTTGCCACGCAGGCGCGAGGACGGCCCTCTCCGGCGTCAGCGCAAGAGGTATGCCCGCTTGCCTCTCAGGGTGTCACAGTCGTCACCCGGAGTGTCTATTGTAGTCTCTCTTCTCTCTATACAGTAAGACTGTATTATTCAATCCCACTGTAAAGACTAAAAAGAGTATACAAAAGAGATCAGAGTGACTGGTGTGACGGTCCGGGCGGGGAAGGCGGGGAAGCGGGGGATGCAACAGCCACCCCTCGACGCCGGCACGCTCTGGGCCCTCCGTGGGCCTGGGGATGGGGGGCAGCTACCACCATAGCCGCACCACCACCGGAGGCCCAGGGAGATACCGCCACGTGCCAGGACGGGGCATCGGCGGCGGGGGGCCTCGAGAACAGTGAGGGACGCCCGAGCAGGGGGAGCGTCGCTCGTGTGACTCGGTGCGTCCGGCCTCCGACGATTCTATCACGCCTGTGATGGCCTCGAGTGTTTCTCGAGACGTCTCCCGCCGTCTCTGACGCGCTTTCGGATACCCCTTCAATCTATCACACCTGTGATGCAGGGCTGTGCTTTTCTTAATACGTGGCCGCTGGGAAGCCGATCACGACGAAGTGCAGCGTCTGCAGGCACGAGCGTGTCGCCGAGATCGACGCCCTCCAGCAGGGAGCGGAATATGACGAGCTGAATACCACCCGAAAGTACCACCTCACCAGGCAGGCGCTCTGGAAGCATGCTGCGCACCGGGCCAAGGAACGGGAGGAGGCCGCCAAGCCCGGCAAGACGCACGCAGAGGCCCCCCTTCCCAGCCCTGACTCGGCCGTGGCGAGCTGCCCGGTCTGCACCCACGCGAAGCGGGCAGACATCGAGGCGGACATCGCCGGGGGCGGCAAGTACACGACGGTCGGCCGGCGCCACCAGCTCGACGCCGGGGCGGTCCGGGCGCACGCCGAGGGGTGTCTCCGGGGGGCGCTCCGGCGGCCCGGCACCGAGGCGGAGCTGCGGGCGGTGGCCAACGCGCGGGCTCGCTGCCTCAAGCTCGTTGAACAGGTCGAAGCGCTCATCGAGCAGGCCGACAGCGACGAGGACATCTCCTGGCGCGAGCGGGCGGCGCTCATCACAGCGGCGAAGGGGACGTTGGAGCTGCTCGGGCGGTTCACCGGCGAGATCGGCCCGGCGGCGGAGCTGATGATCGTCGAGTCGCCGAAGTGGAAGCGCATCGAGGCGACCATCGCCAAGGCGCTCGCCCCCTACCCCGAGGCAGCCGCGGCGGTCGCCAAGGCCCTTGAAGAGCTGGAGGCGGCATGAGGCGTTCGTGTCTCGATCTGCTCGTGTGGGCGGTGCTCGGCGCGGCCTCGTGCGCGGGTGTCTCCCTCGTGCTCGGCAACGAGCTCGACGTCGTGCTGGTCCGCGCTGTGGTGGGTGGCCTCGTGGTTGCGGCGTTCATGAGCGAGGTGGCCCGGTGACCGCGCCCGTCGCCGACCGGGTAGCGAAGCGTGCGCGGCGTCCCCGCGTCACCATGGCGGGCACCCTCGCCGCCGCTGTCCTCGCCGCCTCTGCGGCCTCGAAGCGCATCGAGTGGCCCTGCGACCGCTACCGCTACGACCCGGCCCGCTTCTTCCGCGAGGTGCTCGGGGTCGAGCCCTGGCACAAGCAGGTCGAGGTGCTTGAGGCCCTCGTGCCCGACCGGGCGCGCGTCTCGGTCAAGAGCGGCCATAAGGTCGGCAAGAGCAACCTCGGGGCCGGGGCGGCGCTCTGGTTCTACTGCTGCTTCCCCGATGCCCGGGTGATCATGTCGTCGGTCACCGACCGGCAGGTCAACCAAATCCTCTGGCGGGAGCTGCGGATGCTCCACGCCCGGTCGAAGTATCCGCTCGACGGCGACCTCCACGAGCTGGCGCGCTCGGGGCTGAAGTCCGAGGACTTCCGCGAGGTGGTCGGCTTCACCGCGAAGGAGGCGGAGGCGGTCGCCGGCATCTCGGGCCGGCATCTGCTCTACATCCTCGACGAGGCGAGCGGCATCCCGGACGTCATCTTCGAGGCCATCGAGGGCAATCGCGCGGGCGGTGCGCGGGTGCTCATGCTCGGCAACCCGACGCGGGTCGAGGGCGAGTTCTTCCGGTCGCACACCGACAAGCGCGAGTTCTACCGGACGTTCACCGTCTCCAGCGAGGAGACCCCGAACGTCGTCGAGGGCCGCGAGGTGGTGCCCGGCCTCGCGACCCGTGAATGGGTCGAGGAGAAGCTCCAGGAGTGGGGCGAGGAATCCGCCCTCTTCCAGGTCCGTGTGCGTGGCAACTTCGCCCGGCAGGACGCGAGCACCGTTATCCCGCTCTACCTCGTCGATGAGGCTGAGCAGCGCTGGGAGGATACCCCGGCCGAGGGGCGCCTCCACCTGGGCGTCGATGTGGCGCGCTTCGGCGATGACGACTCCGTGGCCATCCCGCGCCGCGGCTACAAGGCCCTCGAGGTCGTGTCCTGGCACGGCCTCAACGAGCAGCAGCTCGCGGCGCAGGTCATCCAGGTCGTTCGCCGCCACCGCTCGCCGCGGGAGCCCAAGGCGGCCGTGAAGGTGGATGCATGCGGCGGGATCGGCGTCCGCGTCGTCGGCTACCTCCACGCCTACCAGGACGAGATCGAGGTCATCCCGGTCAACGTCTCGGAGCGGGCGCGGCTGCCGGGCGAGTTCCCCCTGCTCCGTGACCAGCTCTGGTTCGCGCTCCGCGACTGGCTCAAGGAGGGCGGCGCCATCCCGGAGGACGCGAAGCTCGCCGCCGAGCTCGTGGCGCCCCGCTTCGAGTTCGACAACCGCCAGCGCCGCAAGGTCGAGTCGAAGGACGAGCTGCGAAAGCGCCTCAAGCGGTCACCCGACCGGGCTGATGCCCTGGTCCTCTGCGCCTGGGAGCCGGCCGTATTCCAGCCCCCGGTCGAGGACGACGAGGTGCGCTACGAGGACGACCGCGCCGGGGAGCGCACCTTCGACGCCTACGCGAGCGTCGATTGGATTGGGGGTGGCCGGTGAACCTCCGGGCCGCTCTTGCCGCCCTCCTCGGGGCCCAGGCCGCGCAGGCCCCGGTCCAGGCGCCGCGCCCTGCCGCCGACGACGAGGAGAGCTGCTGGCCGCGCTGGTGGCGCAGACCGCCCCCGCCGACCACGGTCACGCGCTGGTATCTCGCCGACCTCGAGAAGGCCATCCACGAGGCGGACGCGGGGGACCTGAGCCGGGCGGCGCAGCTCTGCCGGGCCCTGCTCCGCGATGGCGTCCTCCGGGGCGTCCTCTCCACGCGGACCGGGGGTCTGGTGCGGCTGCCTCGCCGCTTCTCCGGCGACCCGCAGGTCGTCGCGATGCTCGCAGGCCGGGAGGGACAGCGCGGGATTTTCGAGCTGATGTTCCCGCTCGCCGAGCTGGCCCTGCTCGCCGACGGGGTGCTGCTCGGTGTAGGCGTGGCGGAGCTGCTCCCCGTCGAGGGCCGTGACTTCCCCGTCCTTCGCCGCCTCGACCCGGAGTACCTCCGATACCGCTGGGACGAGGACGCCTGGTACTACCACTCGATCACCGGCCCGCAGCGGATCACGCCGGGCGATGGCCGCTGGATCCTTCACCGCCCCGGCGGCGAGAGCCAGCCGTGGACGCACGGGCTCTGGCATTCGCTCGGCCGGAGCTACATCGCGAAGGAACACGCGTTCCTCCACCGCGAGAACTACTCGGCGAAGCTCGCCAACGCGGCGCGCGCGGCAACGGCCCCCCTCGGCGCGACCGAGCAGCAGCGGCGCGGCTTCATCGAGAAGCTCATCGCCTGGGGTCTCAACACCGTCTTTGAGCTGCCGCCCGGCTGGGATGTAAAGCTCATCGAGTCGAACGGCCGCGGCTACGAGGTCTTCAAGGACTCGATCCAGACCTCGAACGAGGAGTTCATCATCGCCCTCGCCGGGCAGCTCCCTACGACGACCGGGGGCGTTGGCTTCGCGAACCAGGAGATCCACAAGTCGATCCGCGCCGACCTCATCCAGGGGGACGGCGAGGGCCTGGCGCACACGCTCAATACCCAGGGGATCCCGCCCTGGCTCAACGAGCACCACGGCGCCGACGCGCTCGAGCTCGGCGTCGCGGTCGAGTGGGACACGCGCCCGCCGCCGGACCTGAAGGCCGAGGCCGAGGCGATCAGCGCAGCGGCCAAGGCGATCGAGGACGCCAACCGCGCCCTCACCCCCTACGGCAAGCGCGTCGATGAGCGCCAGATCGCGGTCCGTTTCGGCATCCCTATCGCGGGAGACGTGGACGGCGATGCGCAGCCGGACATCGACACACCGGCCGAGTCGAGCCCGCTCCCGCTGCTCCAGGAGGCCGCATGAGAACCCGTGCCTACGCCTTCCAGGCCAAGGAGCCGCCGGCCGAGATCCAGCTCTGGAACGTCGGACCAAACCCGACCGACTACGGCACGCACCACTGGACCGAGCGCAGCATCCGCGAGGTGATGGCGGTCTACAACGGGCGGGGCAACCCGCTCCAGATCGACATCGAGCACAACGCCTGCGCCGAGGAGCGCGCGCAGCGCAAGAGCGACGAGCCGCCCCCAACCGGCGGCTACGCGCACCTCGAGGTCCGCGGCGGCGCGCCCTGGCTCCGGTTCGACTGGAGCGCCTACGCCGTCGAGCAGGTCCGCACCCGGCAGCGGCTCTTTTTGTCGCCGGAATACGACGTTGACCCCGACACGGGCGAGATCACGCGGTTGGTCCGCGTCTCGCTCGTGGCGGACCCGGGCACCCATCACGCCCGGATGCTCGCCTCCGCAAAGCGGGTGCGGGCACAGCAGGAAAGGAGCGGAGGAGTGAATGAGGTCCTGAAGATGATCCTCGCCGCCATCAACGCCGCGCTTGAGGCCGGCGACCTGGAGACGGCGAAGGAGATCCTGTCGAAGCTCAAGGCCGAGATCGAGGGAGGCGGAGGCGACCAGTCCGCAGCGGAGGGCGAGGGCGTTGCCGCCGAGAGCGACCAGGGCGCCGAGGGCAGCAAGGAGGAAGAGGAGAAGACCGCGGCGCGCACCAAGGCGTCCGCGGCCCCGCAGACCGCCAACATCGGGCTCGCCGTCCGCGTCGCCGAGCTGGAGCGGCACGTCGCGCAGGGCGAGGTGGAGCGCATCGTCGAGAAGCACCGCGACCGCTTCACGGCCTCGACTCGGGCCTGGGCCCTGACGCAGCCGCTCGCGACCGTGCAGAGCTACATCAAGGCGGCCTCGAAGCAGGAGCAGCGCGCACCCATCACCGCGGCGGCCACCCGGGGCGCCACGCAGGGCGAGGCGGGCACCGCGCCCGACGACGAGCTGGTCGAGGATGACGTCGATCGGGCCCTCGGCGTCCGGCGTCCGGCCGCGGGCGAGCTCGGGTTCACCGGCAAGCCCGTGCAGGGCGTCTACCGGCTCAACACCCCCACGGCCGCGCAGATACGCGCGAGCCGCACGCAGAAGGGAGCGTGACGAGATGCCGCTGATCAAGGAGTTCATGGCCTCGGAGCTGGTGGGCGATAGCGAGGATCTCCCCGTCGCCGCCGACACCATCATCTACGGCGGCTCGGTCGTGGTCACCGGGCCCGACGGGCTCGCGCGGCCCGGTTACGAGGCCCCCGACATCACCGTCTGGGGCAAGGCCACGGAGACCGTCGATAACCGGGGCAAGCCGGCGGGCGCCCAGAAGATCACGGTCATGCTGAGCCGCAGCTACCGGAAGTTCCGCTACGACAACGACATCAGCGGCACGCCGCTCTCGCAGGGGGACATCGGGCAGTCCTGCTTCCTGCTCGACGATCACACCTTCTCCGCCGACGACAACAGCGGCGCCCGGAGCACGGGCGGCACGCTCATCGCGATCGACCCCGGGGGCGCCAAGGTCTGGGTGCGGTTCCCCCTCTGAGCCGCTCGCTGACGACCAGGAAGGAAAGACACCGAGATGCTCTGGACCGCACGACACGTCATCACCTTCGAGACCCGCATCCGCAAGCTCCTGAACGACGACTACCGCGACGCCCTCAAGCGCGTCTGGTGGCCGACCGTCATGGGCACGCGCCCCTCGACCGGCAAGCACGAGATCATCGAGTGGCTCCTCAACACCGCGCAGATCGTCGAGCTGCCGAAGGGCCAGATGCAGTTCGACGATCTCGTCACCCAGGCGCACGAGGCGGTCAACATCCCGCGCGGCGGCGGCCTGCGCATCGACCGCGACAAGTGGGAGGACGACGACGCCAAGTTCGCCGCCGAATGGGCCTCGCAGATGGGTGCCGAGATGGCCATGTCGCCGCAGTATGAGTGCATCAACCTCATGAAGCTCGGCGAGACGGGGCTCGCTTACGACGGCCGCCCCTTCTTCGGGCTGCACCTGGTCAACCCCTTCGATGAGGCGCTCGGCGAGTACCGGACGCTCATCACGAGCCTCGACCAGCTCGACCCGACCCTGCCGGCGGTGGCTCCCGAGCTGAACCCCGACACGTTCGCGCTCGGCGTCGCGCACATGAAGACGTTCCGGATGCCGAACGGCCGCAATCGCAACATGGAGCCGCGGTATCTCGTCGTCCCGCCGCAGCTCGAGAAGATGGCGCGCACCGTCACCGGCGCGAAGGTCATCAGTGCCACCGATAACGTGCTCAGCGACTACCACGTCGAGCCGCTGGTCATCCACGAGCTGGCCGACGACCCGCGGAGCTGGCAGCTCATCGCCCCCGGCACGGGCGAGCTGGGCATGCCCTACATCTGGCAGGAGCGCCGCCCGTACCAGATGACGAGCTACGACGGCATCAACGACGCGGAGCTGGCGCGCGCCAACTACCTCGAGTGGCACGTCCGCGGGCGCAACGCGGCCATCTACGGCCACCCGTTCCGGGCCGTGAAGTTCAAGGTGCCCACGCTGCCGCCGGCACCGCAGCAGCCCTGACACGCGGGAGGGATTGAAGCCGTGAGCTGCTACGTCACGATTCAGGACGTCAAGGACCTCGGGACCCTGCCGGCCGAGGACATCGACGAGATCGAGGCTCGCTACCCGGGGCTCACGCTCCGGGTCGCCGTCAAGGTCTCGGCGCACTTCGACTCTCGGCTGGCGAAGCGCTACGCCGCGCCCTTCCGGGAGCCCTACCCCGACGTCCTGATCGACAACGTGGCGCGCGTGGTCGCCTACCGGCTCACGCTCAAGCGCGGCTTCAATCCCTCCTCGGAGCAGGACCAGCTCATCGAGAAGGAGAAGGACGAGGCGCTCGCGTGGGTCAAGGAGGCCGCCGATTCCAAGGATGGCCTCATCGAGCTCCCCGCCCGGCAGGCGACGCCGCCCGATGTGGCCGCGGTCAACGCGGGCGGTCCCCTCGCCTACTCCGAGCCCGATCCGTACACGTGGACCGTTCTGCAGGCGGAGGCAGCGCGTTATGGCCGGTGACGGGTTTGCGCAGCTCGACGAGATCATCCGGCGGGTCCGGTCGATTCCCGGCCTGGTGCAGGAGGCCGCGCCCGAGGTGGCCAACGCGCTCCGCGTCCACCTGGAGCAGCGCATCGCCGCGGGGCAGGCGCCCGACGGTTCCGGCTGGAAGCCCACGAAGGACGGGCGCAAGCCGCTCGCCGGGGCGGCCAGGGCGCTGTCTGTGCGGGCCGTGGGGACCGTCATCCTCGCGACCCTCACCGGCCACGAGGTCTTCCACCACTACGGCACCAAGCACGTACCCAAGCGGCAGATCCTCCCCGCCGACTCCCTCCCCGCCGACCTTCACTCGGCCTTCAAGGCGGGCCTGGTGCGGCGCTTCCGCGAGCGCGTGGGAGGAGGGCGCTGATGGGCCTCCTGCAGCTCGTCAAGGATATCCGCGAGGTGTTCACCGAGGAGGGCGTCACCGCCAGCGTCGTGCTCGGTGAGCGTGAACCGGCGAAGCAGATCAACCAGGGCCCTGGCCGGGCCAACCGCGTCGTGTTCGCCCCTGGCGACGATAGCGGCAAGGCCGGCCAGTACACCGCCGCGCGCAACC